GCCGCGCTGAAACACCCCTACCCATCTATCGCATGGAAAATTGAAAAGTACGGATATGATTGCTATGATAAAGACACTTTATTTTTAACAAAAAATGGTTGGAAAAAGTATGATAGTATTTTAGATGGTGAGGAAATTGGAACTATGAATCCAACTACTCATGTCTTAGAATTTCAACTCCCAATCTCAAGAATTAAAAAGATGCCAACCTCACAAATGTATGATATTGAAACTTATGACACTCATTTTAGAGTTACAGAAAATCACAATGTATTTATGAGTAATGTAAAAAATATTAATCTTAATGGACACGTCTATAAGAATGAATTGTCAAACTGGAAACTCTATCCTTTAAAAGAAGCAATGAACTCCAACTATCACAAACATCTTTATTCATTTCCTAAAAATGGCAATATGGATTATAATATTAGTGATGAAGAATTAATGCTTCTTGGAGCTTATGTTTCAGAAGGTACAATTAATTTTTCTGATAAAGAACAAAAGAAACCCAAAGCAATAAGAATTTATCAAACAAAAAATGGTAAAGAAGAATTCTATGAAATGATGAATTCTTTAAATTTTAGTTTAAATTTTTATCATGATAATTCAAGAGGAAAAGAAGAATCAGTTTGGGTTAGTGGTGCAGAAATCGCACGAAAATTCTATGCCTGGTGTAGCCATGGAAGTCATGTAAAACATCTCCCGAATTGGTTTTATTTATTGTCAGAAAGACAATCAAAAATTCTTTTAAGAAGTTTAATGCTTGGAGATGGATGCTTTAGAGAACAAAGAGATATTTATTATACTTGTAATTATCAGCTTGCTACTGAAGTATTAACTCTTGCTCTAATGAGTGGTAAACACGCTACTTTAATGGGTGGCGAAAAAGGATATTTTGGAAAAGGAAATTTTGGAGACTCTAATATGTTTCATATTAGCGTGAAAGAGAAAGAATTAAACCCTTCATATGTTTTTTGTAAAGATGGAAAAAATATTTCTCTAATTGAAAATTATAATGATGAAGTGGTATGTTTTGAAGTTCCTAATGGACTACTTGTGACTATGTATAATGGTAAAACTGCGGTTCAAGGTAATTGTAAGCAACTTCATCATATGCTTCGTCTTTACAAAATGATGGAAGACTTCCAGGAGACTGGTAAAGTTATTCTTGTCCCAGAAAACAGAGAGTATTTGCTTAATGTTAAACTGGGAATGTATGACGAATATCAGGCAACAAAACTTGCTGATGAGTATAAAGAAAGAGGAACTATCTTGCGCGAACGTATGACAAAAGAATATCTTGGACAGTGCCATACTTATGATGCCGTTCATGCAATGAAACAGTTTGGTCTCAATTATCTTGAGAAAAAGATTAGAGAAGAAATATTGACTTAACTCAAAAGTTGTGTTATAATTATATTATAAGGTTAAGGAAAACTTAATCTTCCTCTGGGAGTTGTCGGTTAAACTCACCCACTCAGTATCTGTCGTTTAAGATGCGTTCATACGAAAAAAGGGTTATAGTAGTGCTTACAAACCAGAATCCTCTCGCCCGCATAGGCAACAGTCCACAGGGTAATTCCTTAGGAGCGCTGTTAGGTAAGCCAGATCTCATCAACTTGTCTGTAAAGAAGTTGAAACCTTGGTAGTTATCGGTCAAACTACCTTCATGGATGTGTAGCGCAACGGTTGACGCAATTGCCTGTAAAATGTTAGCAGCGTCACTTAGAAATAAGTGAAAGAAAACATCGCTAATTCGGTGAAACCTTTCAAATGGCAACGCCGAGCAAGAAACTTAAGGAAGTGAGGTTATGAATACAAAAGCAATAGGCAATATTGGTGAAGCAAAAGTTATTTGTAAATTTGTTGAGTTGGGAATTCCCGTTTATATCCCCTTCGGAGATAACGAACGAGCAGATTTAATTGCGGAATTTAATGAAAAACTAAACAAAATACAAGTAAAAACTTCATTAAAAGCAGAAGATGGAAAATATATCATTAGTTTGACAAGTTCAACAGAGCATAGAAAAAATGGTGTAAGACACGTCTATTCTGAAAAAGATATTGATTATTTTGCATTGTATAACATGACAAGAGACAAAGTTTTACTTATCGCAGTAAATGATGCACCAAATACAGCAATTACTGTTAGATATGAAAAACCAAAAACAAATAACCAATATAATCCTTGGTTAGAAGAAAAATTACTCCTTGAAAAAGTTTTATGTGTAGAGACTTTACACGATGCACCTGAACAGTTAGATGAAGGTGAAGACAAAGTCCAGACCACAATGTGAAAACGATGTGGTAAAGTAAGCAATACCAAGTGGGTTCAACTCCCACCGCATCCTCCAATAGCGAACACTAATGCTCAATCATATGTGACGTTTTGCAGTATCGGATAAACTGCATTTTTATGGTTCGTTAGTAGAATGGCAATACGCTGGTTTCTCAGACCAGAGGCAAGGGTTCAATTCCCTTACGAACTCCCAAACAAAAGAGATAGAACGGAAGTCATGAGCCATTTGAAAAGAGAAAACTCTACTCTTCTCTTTTGTTATATTAAGAGTTTTGGAGGTAGATATGTCTTTTATCTATAAAATTACTAATATTGTAAATGGAAAATTGTATATAGGAAAAACAAATGGCTCTGTTGAAGACAGATGGAAAAGCCATTTAAAAGACTCAAAAAAAGAATCTTTATCTAAAAGACCACTGTATCACGCGATAAAATTTTATGGTGAAGAGAATTTTACTATAGAACAAATTGAAGAATGCTCTGTTAGTGAATCTTCAGAGAGAGAAAAGTATTGGATTTCTTTTTTTGATAGTTATCATGGGGAAGGATATAATGGAACTATTGGAGGAGAGGGAGTCACAAGAATAGATTATGATTTAGTTGTTTCAGTTTATGAAGAAGTTCAAAACCAAACAGAGGTTGCCAAAAAACTAAATATAGATGTTTGTTCAGTTAGAAGAATTTTAAAAGATAAAAAAATAAATACTCTTACCCTACAGGAGGTTGGCAGGAAATACAATGGAAATGCTATTGATATGTACGACTTGAGTGGAAATTTTATTAAAACTTTTCAAAGTTCAAAAGAAGCCGCCTTAGAGATAACTGGAAAAAATAATGGAACACATATAATGGAGGTCTGTAAGAGGAAAAGAAAAACCGCGTACGGGTTTGTTTGGAGATTTTCTAAACCGCTAACAAATAACAATCCCCTTACGAATCACCAGTAAATTATTTGACAAAAACCAAAAACTATGTTATAATTATATTATAAGATTTAGAGAGCAGAAATGCTCTTTACATACAAATGGTACTGAGCAACACCTCGCACAAAACGGGCTCAAATGCCATCACTACAATTAATTAGTGGTTCGAGTCCACAATAAAAAAGGTACTAATTATTGAATATAGGATGGCAAAACAGTTGATGAGAGCCGAAAGCCGTCAACCTGTCCCTAAAGTTACTCTCTGATGTGGGGACAGAAAGAGAGTAACTCGGAGTGCAAGTAAGAAGCCTTCACGTGGCGCACTCTGTTATAGGCCTATCAGGCACTCACTAATTCTTACATTAGTCACCGTTCCATTACTTATAATGGGAATTTAGAAGGTAATCCCTTCTGCGGTGTATGACTTACATTTTGTCCTACTGACGATTGGTAGTTAGTTCTTTCAGAACTACGAACCAGAGATGGAAAGGAAGAGATTAATCAGTATATAGCTCTTTATTGTAAGTCGGGTTTCACACTACCGCAAAATGTGAGTATATTATCCCTTTTGACTTTACCTAAAGGGCGCCGAACATTCAAAAGATAAGGCGTAAAACGGTTACTAGGCGATAAGACTAGTCTTTTGACCTTCTTTAACAGGATAGTTAAAGGCTAAAGAGAGTATAATGTGATGTTTCTCAATTCATGAAAAATTGATTCTCTTATTGACGACAACGTACTACCCCAAAATAGTTCAGCTCGTTGTAGATAGGGACAATTTCCCAAAACCCTATCACCCACCTTTCATCGTGCGCTAGTAGAGTTGATTAATACGCCGGCCTTTCAAGTCGGAGATGACGGGTTTGAACCCCGTGCGCATGACCAAAAAAAATACGGAAACATTTGACAAAAGTCAAAAACCATGTTATAATTATATTATAAGATAAAAAAGCACCTTGACATTACTAATAAATAATCTAACTCAGTGAAGAGCGGCTAATCACCGTGCGGAGAGTTTGGGTAGTTGAATGGTCTTAGAATGGGATACTGTTCATAAGGTCATTAGAAAGAAATAGCGATATTTCTAGACTTAAGAGAAACTCTTAATAACAACCAAACGTGCTTACTGTATTAGAAAAAAGAACAAAAATACAACCCTTTTCGTCACCGCAATAGGCAACCCAGCGGGTAGAAGCCAATAAGTTATTGATGGGAGTCAATAAACCTCTGTTGGTAATTCCAAACCAAGGTGATTCGTCGTGATACGCAGAAATGCGAGTATAAGAAAAGTAGTTGATTCAAGTAGCCTAAGACGATTAAATACTGGACATAGCCGTTCCGGGGATCATTTTTTATATGATAAATATTCTGAATGATAGGTGAAAGTTATAGGTGCAAATCCTATGCGTGCTAGGCTGTAATGGCTAGGCAGGAAGTTAGAGTTCGCTACTCGAAGCTCAGACCTGTCTACACGGTGATTGAATGTTCCCTAATATAGTTGGTAAGGCGAAAGTCTAGAATTATTTATTAGTAATGTTAAGGTTCTTGACGTTTAGGGACGTTATAGTGAGAACAAAACCTTCAGGTTAACTCTTGAGAGAGTTATCAGTAAGAGCTAAAATCTCACATTACACGCCCAAATCCCTGAATATAGTGTGGCGGCGAAAAGGGTAACGGTAGCCAGTCCGTTTAGGGTTCAAAAAGAAAGCCAAAATCCTCTTCAAAAGAGGGGTTGCTACCAAACTTTCCAGTTCTTTGGATAAAAGCAAGCGAACTGTACCCTCTTGATTGGGACAAATTAAGCGATAGAGAAAATCGAAAAACTCACTGTTCTCTGCACAGAAAGGAGTGATACCTGTTAAGTTATACAGGAAGGAGCATCAACTAGAAGAGATGCAAGCCAAAACAGTGAGGCTTAAGTCGTGCACAGACAAGTATGTGGTTCTCTTGCCCAGAGGCTACCTTAACATTGTAGGGTTGTTAGGCTGAGACAAATTCTCCAAAGGGGGAACAAGCCGGAATTGCATATTCCGTCAAAAGACTCGTACGCTCTCTTTATGCACTTACTAATCGTAAGTAAGCAGTGGTTGTAGGTATCCGTTTGAGGCTAACATAAACCTTCTAAGAAGAAAACTTATTAAATTGGTAGTACCGCCGGAGTACTTTAGCATGAGCATCCGGCATCCATATAGTAGTGTACCCAAACGGTCAAGGGGAACGTCTGATACGCGTTTAGCCAGTAGGTTCGACTCCTACCACTACTACCATTATCTTTTAGAGATAAAAATTTCAAACTTTTATATAATCACCTCTATGCGACTCTACATATTATATAGAAGGACATGGAGGTGATTATGTGTCTTATCAAGACGTTAAAAACACAAGAGAAAGAAATAAAAAAAGACTTGTTGCAGGTTTTGGAGGGTTACAATGTCCAATTTGTGGCTTTGTTGGCCCAGAAGTAGTTTTTGATTTTCATCATTTAGATGCTACTCAAAAAGATTTCCCAGTTTGTCAAGTTTTAAACCGAAGTTTTGAGACTCTTTGTAACGAAGCAGAGAAATGTACTTTAATTTGTGCAAATTGTCATAGAATGGTAACAAATAATTTTATTAATTTAAATAATTATCAATTACCAAAATTTAATAAAGAAATTGCAGAAAAATGTTTAAAAAACAACTGTAATGTTTGTGGGATTGAAATTAGTTTATCTATGACAATCTGTAAAGAGTGTAAATCAAAAAAAATAAAAGATGGAATGGAAAAAGCCAAAAAAGAAAAAGAAAATTTTATTTCTCGTGAAGAATTAAAAAACAAGATTAGAAAAATTCCTTTTACAAAAATTGCTCAAGAATTTAGAGTTAGTGATAATGCAATTAGAAGATGGTGTGATAGACATAGTCTTCCAAGAACAAAAAAAGAAATTGATTCCTATTCAGATGAAGAATGGCTAAATATTTGACTTCTGTCAATAGTTATGTTATAATTATTATATAAAGTAAAAGGCATCGTTAGCCGATAAAGATGTAAAACTCGGCTACCAAAGGCACTCGCAGCAACCCTAATTATAAAAAAAGCATTTGAAGTTTTTAAATAGTGCCTTGTTATTTGCGAGTGTAGTTTAATGGCTAAAATATTCGGTTGTCGCCCGAAAGACATGGTGAGTTCAATTCTCCCCGCTCGCGCCATTCAAAATTGGCGGTAGTTTATTGATTCTACCGCCATAAATCTTACATATTATATGGAGGTGATTATATGTTAGGAATAATTTATAAAATCACAAATATAACTAATGATAAGATTTATATTGGAAAAACTGAAAGAGAAATAGAAGAAAGATGGAAAGAGCATTTAAGAGACTCTGGAAAAGAAAGAAATCAAAATAGACCTCTTTATAGAGCAATAAATAAATATGGTCAAGAAAATTTTATTATTGAAGAAATAGAGCAGGTCGATTCAGAGTCATTAGGTGAGAGAGAACAATACTGGATAAATTACTACCAATCTTTTTCAATGGGTGGATATAATGCAACCTTTGGTGGAGAGGGAAAGACACTATATAATTACGATTTAATAGTTGAAAAATTTAATTCTGGTATGTTAGGTGATGAAATAATGAAAGAATTCGGTTGTGATAGAAATGCAGTTACCTCTGCTTTAAAAAAAGCGAATGTTTACTCAAACAAAAACAATCTCACTCGTCGCTCAAGAGCCGTTTTACAATACGATTTAAATGGTAATTTTATTGAGAAATACTCCTCCATAAATGAAGCCGGAAGAGAAATTGCTAAAAAATTAGATTTAAAAGCAGACCCCCTACATATTTCAACGAACATTAGTAGAGTAGCAAGGGGAAAGAGAAAAACCTGTTATAAATACCTGTGGAAGTTTGAAGACGTATAAACCGCCACTTACCCTTAGACACGTGCCGCAACCTTAAAGATTTTTGGATAAACTTCAGTTTCGGCTAAGGTCGAAAACGTCAGCGTGGTTTCTGACACATTGAACAACGTGCCTAGTTTATTTTTAGTATTACTAAAGACTCTTACAGCAATCATAAATTATAAATAGAAAGGTTTTCTGTTACATAAAGAGTCTTGCTACATCACAGGGAGAATCGGTATTCAAGTAGGCCTCATAAGCCCACCTCCGTCAGTTCGACTCTGACCCCTGTAACCAATGTCAAAATAGTTGGTGTCTGAAAGTCTAGTGAAATACCTTAACTATTACAATTTATCATATCAAGATGCGTTGAGAATCGAAAAAATCTCTTAACTTGAAAAGGTCTATGTTTTGACATAGGCGATTTTAGCCATATATTTATTAAATCGTGTTAAGCGAAAAGGGTATGGAATTCCTCATTCAAGTCAGACAAGCTTACATTAAAATCTTGTGAAGAAAATGGTAGTGGCGCAAGTATGCGTAGATAGTAAGTGAAGCGTGCGAAAGTGATGGCTCTACCAACTATTTGACTTTTTTTATGACTTATGTTATAATATTATTATAAGGAGCAATAAAATGAGAGATATAAAAAGAATTCCCATAACCATAGACAAACTACAAAAAGTTTGGGAAAAATATCCAGACCTAAGATTTGGACAACTTGCTTCCTTCATTTTTCAAGAAGCGGAAAACATAACTACTATGGACCCATTCTTCATTGAGGAACAACACTGGAACGAAGTTCTAGATAAAATTATGTCTGATACTTAAGATAAGGGTCGCCCTTCATACGGGTGTACAATTAGGTTTGATTCCTAAGTCAGACACCACAGACACTATCAGCAACAAAATAAAGATGATTTTTTTGAAAAAATGTGTCTAGTTCAAAGAACAAAGGAGAAAGAAAATGTTTATTAATGATTTGAGAAACGAATTGAACAAAGAAAAATCAATAACAGAAAACGGAGCAATAGGTTACGCTACTTCAGGTAAGAAATTACTTGACTTCAATTTCAGGTTGTCAAGCTATCGTAATATGTCTGAAAAAGAAATTTTTAGAGATTTTATGGAAGCCTACACTGAAGACAAAATTATGGCAATGCGTATGCTCTTCTATTCACGCGATATTCGTGGTGGACAAGGAGAAAGACGTCTATTTAGGATTATTATAAAAGAGCTTGCCAAAATAGAGCCTAAAACTGTAGAAAAAATCGCCCACTTGATATCTGAATTCGGACGTTGGGATGATTTATTTTGCTTGTTTGGTACCCCAGTTGAAGATGTTGTTTATGGAATCATAATTGCCCAATTGGCAAATGACGTTGTTGCAGAATATAGAGGAAAACCTATATCTCTTTTGGCAAAGTGGATGCCTAGTGCGAATGCATCTAGTTCAGAAACTAAAGCACTAGCACGTAAATTCATATCTAGAATGGGAGTAACTGAAAAACAATATCGCAAGATGTTAAGTTCTTTTCGGGCACACCTTAACATTGTTGAGTGCAAAATGTCAGCAAATGAATGGTCAGAAATTAAGTATGATCAAGTGCCTTCAAAAGCAAACCTTATTTATAATACAGCGTTTTATAACCATGATGAAGAACGCCGTAAGGAATTTTTGACTAACGTTGAAAAAGGTAAGGAAAAAATTCATTCTGGTACAAACTTTCCTCATGATATTGTTAGTAAATATGGTCTATCAGAATACTTGAATTATAAAAGAATAAGAGACAAGACTCAACTTGACCGCACTCTTGAAGCAATGTGGAAAGCATTACCTAACTATGGCGATGGTATGAACAATACTCTTGTTGTTGCCGATGGTTCAGGTTCAATGTATAGTAAAATTGGTAATACTTCAATTAGTGCTCTTGCAGTAGCAAACTCTTTGGCAATTTATTTTGCTGAACGTTGCACTGGTGAATTTAAGAATAATTATATAACATTTAGTGAAAAACCTCAACTAGTTAATCTTGGAGAGGGAACACTTCTTTCTAAATTAGTTATTGCGTCACAACATAATGAGGTAGCAAATACCAACATTCAAGCTGTTTTTGATTTAATTCTTAAGACAGCAATATCAAAGAAACTATACCAAGAAGATTTACCTTCAACAATACTGATAATTTCAGATATGGAATTTGATAGTGCTGTTGGTTATAGAAATAATTTTAATAAAACTTTATTTGAAGGACTCGCATCAGTTTATGCCCAATTTGGGTACAAGATACCTAAACTTGTATTTTGGAATGTTATGTCTAGAACATTAACTATCCCTGCTCAAGAAAATGAATCTGGAGTAATTCTACTTTCAGGTTTTAGCCCTTCCGCAATAAATATGGCTTTATCAAATGAAGTTGACCCTTATAAGGCTCTTGTAAAATTTTTGAATGATAAGCGTTATGATGTAGTTGAAGAAGCACTTCAATAATGCTCGTTTGACGGAACGTTAAACCGTCAATAACGGGATGTAGCTCATTCAGTAGAGTGCTCGGCCTGGGACCGAGAGGCAGAGAGTGCAATTCTTTCCATCCCGACCAAGTGATGATAAAGTTTGATGACCTCTTTGTGGTAATGTGGCTCAAAAAAAGATACGCTGGAAACCAATAAGAAAAATAGAGTTGCCGAAATGCAACTCTTTTTCTTGACTTTTTTTTACATTTATGATATAATTATATTATAGAATAAAAGAGGTTTTATGGAAAAGAAATTTTTAGAGATTTTAAAGGAAGAGAAAGTACTTTTTTTCAGTATTAATGAAGAAAAAATTATTGACGAAAGCTATCAAAAAATTAGAGAGTGGTCAGAAGAAAACAATCTTATTTTAATTTTTGAAAATTCATTTTATCCGTTTGAAAAATTTTATTTTACTTTTTTAAACACTCTTTTTTGTTTTACTAAAGTAAACTCTCCTACTCCTTATTACATTTTTGAAGTGGTTGAAAGTACAATTTATCCAAATAAAGAATATGGGTGAGAGCTTCGGAGGCCGGAGAGATGTTTGCAAAACATTTATTAGTGGGTTCGATTCCCACCTCACTCTCCAACACGAGTTCGTGATGTAATGGTAGCATAATTGTCTCCAAAACAATTTGTCAAGGTTTAAGTCCTTGCGATCTCGCCATTTGACTTTTTTTATAACTTATGTTATAATATTATTATAGTAAAAATAAAAGAAAGAGGAATTATATGAAAAATTTCAATAGAACTTATACTTTAAAGATGGAAGAAGAAGATGGCTCTTCAAGAGAAATAATTAAAAAAACAACTAATATGGAAGGACTTAGTTTTGACGAATTACTTGGCTCATTCAAACAATTCTTATTAATGCTTGGATATACTGAACTTACTGTAAAAACTATTGTTTGTCTTAGTTTAGAAGAACTTGAAGAACTTGGAATTAAAGAAGAAGACTTATCAATTTATAATTGGTAATAATATGGGGGTGTAGCTCAATTGGCTAGAGCTTTTGACTTTTAATCAAAAGGGCGTGGAAACACCGTTGGAGGTTCAAGTCCTCTCACCCTCACCAATTTCCCATTGACGAATGGGCCGGACTACTCCGATGAATCCAACAAGCCTCTCAACGATGCTCAAACAGGTTGCCTAGTAGATGTTCAAAAGAAAAGGTTTTGAACAAACATGGGGGTATGGTATAAAGAGATTACATTGGTCCTGCAAACCAAAAATCCGAGTTTGAGTCTCGGTACTTCCACCATATGGGGTATAATGTGGCATCAGGGTAGCCACCGAGGTAAATCTGAAAGATGATGATAACGGCGGATATACAAATTCCAAGCTGAGGTTCAATTCCTCTATACTCCACCACTACCTGAGTAAGTAATAAAACTGCTCACTAATACCACAGAAAGGAAACAATATGAGTAATGTATTTACTTATGACAAGAAAACAATACTTGCCTTTATAGACACAAAAGGATCTCTTTCGGGTGAACTAATGAAGAATATAAAATTCAGACGTCCACAAGTAATAGAAGACTTAAAAACATTATCTACTAACTTTAAAGTTGGTGATTATGCAAAAATAAGCAACTATCTTTTTATTGTTATGAAAAAGAACTACAGAAACAAGTTGACACTTGAAACAGCAGATAAATTACTTGAACAGTTGCCCGCTGAGCTGAAAGGCTTAGAAACTAAAACCACTTTGGAGAATTATTCAGAATTGAAAGATGTAATTGAAAAGCATTTTACCCTTATTGAATTTTGTGATACAAGTAAGTGGGAAATTTAATAGGAGGTGAAAAACATGGATAAACAAATTAAATGCAGAGATTGCGGTGAAATCTTTGAGTTTACAGAGGGTGAGCAAGCATTTTATGCAGAAAAAGGTTTTACTAATGAACCAGTTCGTTGCCCAGATTGTCGCAGAGCAAAGAAAGCGCAATATGAAGCAAGAAACAACAACAACGACAACTAATTTTTCGGCACTTAATTGTGCCGACACATGCGCCTATAGTATAACGAACAGTATATTTGGCTACGAACTAAAAGATGGGAGTTTAATTCTCTCTAGGCGCACCAGCTCAATTAAAAGTGGGATGAGCACCACAGTGCGGTAACGGGGAGCGGCGCACTTAAATATCCCCTTTCCACCATCCAGGTGTCGTATAACGGCTATTATAACTGGTTTCCACCCAGTGGATAGGGTTTCAACTACCCTCACCTGGTCCATGCCGATATTGCATAGTGACATTGCGCTTCCATGGTAAGGAAGAAATCGGGAGTTTGATTCTCCCTATCGGCTCCATGCACTTGTAGTTTAATTGTTAAAATACCTGTTTCGTATTCAGGGGTTGGGAGTTAAATTCTCTTCGAGTGCTCCATGGCCGATTAGTTTAGTTGGAAAAACAGGAGATTTGTATCCTTCAGTCGAAGTTTCGAAACTTCATCGGCCTCCACAATAAATAAGTCAAGTAGGTAACTACTTGACTTTTTTTTATGTTTATGATATAATTATATTATAAAGGATAAAAGGAGAAATTATGGAAACAATTGTTAAGTATATTAAAGAAAACGTTTGTGATCCCTGGGCTGGGACTATTTTTGAAGGATATAAGTTTCTTAATAATAAACAAAAAGGCATGGTGGGAGAGATTTATACTTCTGAACTAATGAAAAGCTTAAATCATAAGGTTCTCCCAGCTTCAAGCTCTGGGCATGATAGAATAATAGACGAAATAAAAACCGAAATAAAATTCTCATTAGGTATAACAGATTCTAAAACTCAAAAAATTAAAGATAATTCTTTCATGCTTAATCATGTTTCAAAAGGAAAAGATTGGGATAGATTGATTTTTGTTGGAATAAATAAAAACCTTAATCAAATAGCTAAATTCATGACTCGAGAAAACTTTATTCTTTGTTTAAACGAAACAAATTATTTCTCATTTCAACAAGGCGGCGCAACCGTTGAAAACGATGATTATATGTGCACTGGAACAAAATTAATAACTCTGTTAAATTCAAAATATATGGAGGACATTAGCAATTGGAACTAAGTGAAATTTTAAATAAAAAAGATGCTACTAGAAATCTATCTGATGAAGAATTTGAAAAAAATCTTCCATCTTTTGCTTCTCAGTTGGAGCAGGTATCATATATTCCTAACTATTCTGAAAAGGAATTGCGTGAAGATTGGAAAAAACTTTGTCAGTATAAAAACGTAAATCAATTTACATCAGCAGTTGTAAGACCTGGTGCAAAACTTTGTGAACATTTTTTCCCAAATTTTTGGACAATTAAGAATGATAAGGGAGAACAGTTTTCTGATTATTGGAAAGCTGACAAATTAGAAAAAATTATTCGTTGGAATCGCTCTTCTCATTCAACCCCCTACTTATCTGAATTGAAAAGGGGAGTTTATTTTTGTTACGGTTTATCAAAAAACACCATGTATCGTCCTCACTTAGCAAAAATGATTTGTGATTACTATAAACCAAAAGTGGTTTTAGACCCTTGTTGTGGTTGGGGTGGGCGAATGCTTGGGGTTGTTGCTTCTGGCGCGAATTATATTGGTTTTGAAACAAATTTAGAGACATATAATAATCTTATTTCACTTACCAAATTTCTTAATATCCAAAATAAAGTAACTTTATACAATCAGGGTGCAGAGACAATGGACGAAGTACTTCCATTTAAGGTTGATCTTATTCTCACTTCTCCACCATACTTTAACTTAGAGATCTATTCTGATTCTATGAATCAAAGTGAAAATATGTATAAAAACTATGAGAGTTGGAAAGACTTATGGCTTACTGAGGTTATAAAAAAATCAATTAATAAGCTAACAGAAAACGGAATATCATGTTGGAATACCCAAAACATTAAAAAAATGTTAATTTTTGATGATGTTGAAAAAATTCACAGGCAACTTGGTTTTACAAATGTCAACTATTTTGGTTTAAGCTCGTCTGCTAGACAGGCAAATCAGAATTTAGAAAAAAACAAGAAAACAGAAAATATAACTGCTTGCTTTTTCAAATAGATTATATATTTGACTTTAGTAAATAGTTGTGCTATAATTATATTATAGTAATGAGGAAATAATTATGGATTCAAAAAGACTTGGAATGATTGGAGAAGCAGAAGTAATAGCAGAATTTGTTAAAAATCAAATTCCTATTTATCTACCTTTCGGAGACAATGAAAGATGTGATTTAATAGCCGAATTTAATGGAAAATTAAATAAAATTCAAATAAAAACATCTGAAAAAACTTCAAATGGAACAATTACTTTTGAACTATCTTCTCGTAGAAATAATTTAACCTCATCTAAAAAAGTCAGATATAGTGAGGAAGAAATAGATTATTTTGCTCTATATAATTTAGAAAGAGATTCTATCTACCTTATTAAAATACAGGATGCTCCAAAAGAAACAATCACTTTTAGATTTGAAGAAACAAAAAATAATCAAGTTAAAGGTATTAGAATGGAGTCTGACTATTTGTTTGAAAAAGTTATTATGCCTGCGGACCCAGACGGTTGACGGGACCGGTCTTATAAACCGGTGGTTAATAGCCCTAGCAGGTTCGACTCCTGCCGCATGCACCATAAGGGGAGGAAAAATGAATAGTAAAGCACATTTCATTGTCAGTCTAGTAAAATCTGGAATTAGAATCATTGGCTGTTGCTTGGCTATCTGCCACAATTCTTTACTCATCTTTGCGTCGGCATTTTTATTGGCAGAAGCTCTCGGTATTTTAGAAGAAGTATTTGACAAACGTTAACATGGGGAGTTAGCTAACAGGGTGTAAGCAACGGACTGAAAATCCGTGGATGACCGTTCGATCCGGTCACTTCCCACCATCTTCCTTACCGGAAGATTACTCATCTACCTTGTCGTAGAAGTGAGCGGAGTGGGCGTCAGAAGTGGCGCTCACCTTAAATATTTATAGAAAGGATAGTGACAACAATGGATAATAAAGAGTTAATTGAGAAATATCCATTCCTCCAAGTGCGCAATGCATGGAGTGGAGAGATAATTGAAAATACTACTTGGTATGACCAAATACCAGAGGGTTGGCGTAAAAACTTTGGTCTTCAAATGATTGAAGAAATTTCCCAAATTCTTAAAAAAGCAAATTTTGAGAATGACTATCAAATTGTTCAAATTAAAGAAAAATACGCTGAATTAAGATGGTATGATAATGGCGCACCAGAAGAAATTTATCAGGAAATTCAAAATTGCATAAATAAATATATGAAAATAAGTGAGGAAACTTGCATTTTTTGTGGAGAAAAAGCTGATGGATTTACTTATGGTTGGATTCTTCCTATATGTAATCAATGTTCAATAGAAAAAAATTTTGAGATAAGAAATTAATATGAGATGTTTTAAAAATTATCAAGACGATAGAATTTGTGATTTATGTAAGATTTCAAATTTTTCTATGTGGGAAGAATGTAAAAATGACCACAAAATTCGTGCAGAAAAATTTAATCGCTTAATGGAAATAAAAGAAAAATGTCCATATAGAAAATATATTATGATAGATTATGATGATTATTATGTATGTTGTCCTAATGGGAGAAAGCCCTCAAAATCAAGTAAAAGCTGTCGAGTAAGTTTTGATTGTGAAAAATATATAGAAAAATCAGAGAGTGGTGAAACTGGCGAGACACGCTTGGCTTAGAACCAAGTACGAAGATACATTAAGAGTTCAAATCTCTTCTCTCTGACCATGTGGGTATGATCTAAAGGTAAGATAGTAGTTTGCCGAATTACTTATGCCAGTTCGAGCCTGGCTATCCACTCCATAGGCTTTTTATTGAGTCTTCAAATGAAAAAAATACACATTTATTGTAAGGATTACGGACTGTACTATGCCTGAGGGCGGCTGTGTACAGTCTGTATTTTATATTAAACAAAAATAGGAGGTCAAAATGACAAGAATAGATGATTTAAAGAAATTAATTTTGGATAATTATGATGATCCAATTAATCCAAATGTTGTTTTCCCAAAAATAGATAACTTGGTTGCTGAAACTATTAATTCTGTTACTGCAGATGTTGATAGTTATAAAACAGTAGCTAATACAGTATCTGATCCAGCTAGTGGTTCAAGTGTTCTTATTGGATCAACAGTAGAGCTTTCAACTACAACTGAGGGCGCTATTATTTATTATACTCTTGATGAATCAGATCCTGATGAAACAGATTTAGTTTACTCTGAACCTATAGTTATTACAGGACCAACAACAATTAAATCAGTTGGCTATAAAGGATATCAAAATCCTTCAGCAATTCAAACACACACTTTCACAATTGCAGAAGCAGCAACACCAGTCGCAAGTCCTGCGGCAGGAGCAGTTATTGACACAACTGAAGTTACATTAACTTCAACAACAGCTGGTGCTACAATTTATTATACAGTTGATGGAAGTGAACCTGACGAAACAGGCATTGAATATACTGCACCAATTGCGCTTACTCTACCCGAAACAATTAAAGCGATTGCTATAGCAACAGATATGGTAGATTCTAGTGTAGCAACATTTGCTTATACAAAATTACAAGTATCAACTCCAATTCCTAGTATTGAAGCTGGAGAAGTTCTTATTGGAGACGAAATTGAAATTAGTTGCGCAACTCCAGGAGCGACAATTTATTATACAGTAAATGGAGACGATCCTGAAACTCTTGGCTCTGAATATACAGCTGCTATAACTGTTTCTACAGGTTTTACTCTTAAAGCTGTGGCTGTATTGGCTAATGCAACTACTTCAGAAATACTTACTGCGGAATATACAATATCTGAGTAATAATTGACTTTTATTAAAAACTATGTTATAATTATATTATAGTAAAAGTGGGGAAAGAAATTTCCCCACAACATATGGTAGAGAAATTGTGCCGGCGCACAACCTTGTCTTGAAAACAAGTGGCTCGTGGGAACGAGTGGGGATCGACACCTCTCTCTATCGCCAAGCCCT